ATCGCCATTAGTAAAGTCAAAAGACCCAAAAGATGAGCCGCCAGAACTTCCTGAGCCAATAGAGTTGTTTACATATGAGTAACCTACTTGGCCTCCGCTATAATTTGATGTTGCATTGGTGCTTCCTGATCGTAATCCTATATTCATGAAACTTAGATTTGACCCAACAATTTCAGATCCGATGATTAAATAATTGTCATAAGTTGAACTGAAAATACCTGATAAGTTAAAACTACCTGAACTGCTAAGGGTAGTAGTGCCAATTAGAGTTAGCGCTCCACTTGAAACTGAACCCCATCTGAGTCCTGTACCTTGAGATGAATCTGCCGTAAGGACTGTGCCGTTAGCGCCTACTGGTAAACGAGCAGGAGTATCGGCTGCGGTTGCAGTAATAAGATCGCCCTTAGCATCAAGGATAAGAAGTGGATCAACTGCCACCCATGAATAATCAAGATCAGTATTAGAAGCCTTAGACAATACCTGTCCAGTTGTACCGCCCTTTAGGTCTACCAAGGCCGTGTCAATATCTTGACCAAGTGCGGCAATAGCGGTAGCGCCATCCTTTACTAGGTCTGTGGACTGAGGAATATCCCATCCAAAGTTAGTTGTTGTTGTTGCCATTACGCTACTGCTCCAATCGCTTCTAGCCAAGTTAGGCTTGTGTTAAGAGTATTCCAAGTTTCTGCCGCGCTTACCTGTTCCCATTTTACCGCAACTTGACTAAAGTTCACAGGAGAAGCGTTAAATGTTACCGTGAGATTATTTAAACTAGCCCTAAACGTCCAACCCTCGATGTAACCCTGAAATGATCCGCCCGTGATGTTAGGCGGTAGATTTTGAATCCAGACTGGCTGACCTAAAAAGATGTTGATGAGGGCATCTCGGTCTGAGTCATCAATTTCTGGGTTACCCAAAACGAAGGTAATGTTCTGAAATCTGGCATAAGGAAAGGCTCGAAGTTCAATATAACGATCCGCAAAATCTACTGCGTCAGTATTGTTCTTAATTCTGGATGTGAAAGACTCAGCGTAAACTCCGTAAAGTCCTTGGCTCTCTAAGTCTGTCGCCGTGTAGACATGGCTGCCAGTATTGCCAGATGTGATGGTGAATGAATTACGAAGATCGCCAGCCCGAGTCGTAGCCGATAAACCTAAACCATTAGCATGATTAGCGTCTAAGGTCGTATATCCATTATTTGCTAGATAGTCCTGTCGATGAGTTGAGTCTGCATACCCAATGCGACCTTCTGCATCCTCGTAAAGGACTCCAAAGGCTGAGTTCGCTATAGCGGTGCAAAGAGAGTAAAGGTCTGTGTTATTAGCCCACGTCTCTGTAGGGTTGTAGGCTGCCCATGTTTCAGCAGGGGGAACGTCATTCCATGATCCTAATAGATAACCATTGAGAAGAGTGTAAATCTGATCGCCGTCAAAGTCGGCACTTAATACGCCAGCATCAATAATCTTAGGAAGTTTAGATAGGGCTCCAAGCGCAGTAATAGTGGCGATAGTTGTATATCCTCGATCGCCAGCGCTATTAACCGTCACCGTAAAATCGGATATAAGGCCACCAAAGATTGGGATATAATAATCAGGGGTATAGGCGGTCATGGCGTAGAGAATCCTGCCGCGCCAAGTGTGCCTCTTGCGGCTGAATTATTAAGGACGTTTACAATTGTTCGAGCCGTACCTTCTGGGTCGATTGCGCCGTTTACGGTAATGTTCGTCTGGCTAGAAGGAACCGTAACTCTTGGTAATGCTGGGCTAGCAGATATTTTTGGGGTGACTGGACTTGGGTTATTTCCGCCGCCAAAGAAGCCAGACACGGCTGAAGCCGCGTTCTTAATGGCGTTGATGATTCCGACAATACGATTATAGATATTGCTTAAAGTAGATACGAAATCAGCGAAGATATCGATTGCGCCAGCAATAAACTTACCTAATGATTGAAATGCTAGGCCTAAAGTTTTGCCAATAATTGGAGCCAAGAAGTCTTTAGCGAAATTATAGATTCCCACCATAAAATCGTAGAATGGTTGCAGTTGTGTGTTGTTATCTTCTAAGGCCTTGCGAACTGTGTTGAATGCCGTTGTAACGCCATTAATAATTGGCTGAATGATCTTCATTACTGGCGCTAACTTCTCGCCTAAGCGCCTACTGTTTCCTTACCTTCATCGAAGGCGATTTTGAGTCGATCCATTTTGCCTTGGAATGTATCCGCCTTGGCTGAGGCTTGACCCTCGAAGGTAGCCGCTAGTTTCGAGGTAATCTGCTCCATAGACATAGTTGCAAGTTCGGTCTTTGAGAGCCCAATGCCCAACTTGCCAAGAGATGCAGTATTGCCCTCGGCGGCTCGTGCCATGGCATTTGTGACGGCCTCAAGTGATTTGCCACTACCTGCGGCGACATCTATCGCAACGGTTTGTAATTCTTGTGCTTTCTGAAGATCACCCGTGGCTCTGGCTAAACGCTCTAGAGAAGGACGAAGTTCTTCATCTGTAACGCCAAAGGCTAAAGATGTTTTAGTTATGTAATCTTCTGTGGCGGCTATCTGGGCTTCTGTCGCCCCAGTGACGTTTTCTAAAGTAAGCGCTAATTTTTGCTGAGCGGCTGCGTCTGCAATGGCTGACTGAACGCCATCGATCGCTAACTTGCCTGCATAAGCAACGGCCGCTGCACCTGCGGCTGCAAAGGCTAGTCCGGCTTTCTTACCAAATTCTGATACTTTGCCGCCAAATGTCTGAACGTCATTATCGGCAGTCTTGAGATTCTTGGTGAAGTTATCAACGTCTGCAAGGAGTTTGAGCGTTAAGGCTCTTGTGCCTGTTGCCATTATGTCCACTCCTTTAGAATTTTATCGAACGCGGCAGTCCATTTAGCAACGATCTGCGGTTGAATCTTGCGTAACGTTGGATAAATAAACCAACCCTTAGAGCCTCGACCTTGACGGCCAGACCATACGGGGAATTGCTTATATTTATTGGAACCGAACTCTGAGCCGCCCCAGATTTGCTTAGTGGTCGCCCCACCTGAAAACTTTTGAGAAGCGAAACCATAAGTAATTTCACCGATACGGCTTGACTTCTTTACACGAGAACCCTGAGCAATACGACTGGCTACTTTACGGCTTTGCAGAGAGTTAGATGTCTGAATGATTTCATCTCGAGCGAATTCCGCCAATGCTCCCGATTGGCGTTTTGCTTCTTCTACTGCTTCTTCGTTCATATTCTTAAGTGCCTTGAAGACTGCACGAAGTTCGCTCTGGTCTAGTGCTACTAACTCACCTGCCACGGTTACGCTCCTCTAATACTTCAATAGCGGTCAGAATATCCTCACCTGTTTGCCAGTGATCCATGGGGATCTGTGTGGCTATTGCCAGTTCAACTAAGAGTCGGCTTACGCTTCCTCTTGGATGACTTTTGGGCTCTCATCACCGACTTCAACATCGGCGACTGATTCCATCCATATATCCAATGGTTTAACTGGCTTACCGCCGGCTTCACGCTTCATGGCTGAATGAGCGACATAAAGAATGTCGTACATCCCACCGAATTGAGAAATAACCTTTTTAGTGGTCATCTCCCATTTGGCGTAATCTGGCGGTCTTACTTGGTAAGTAGTTTCAGTTCCGTCTATATATTTAATTGTTATATTTTGTTGCATTGTTTGCTCCCGTTTCTAGTTTTTAACTAAAGGTTTCTGTAACTTCACCCTTAGCGATCTTGAATGTGAAGTCTACTGTCTGAGCGTCTGTTCCTGATCCACCTGCGGTTGGAAACTCTGGAAGGATTGGGAAGACGAACTGTGCGCCAGTGACGGCGGTCATTGTGACTGAAATTGTTGTATCTGGTGCTGACTCTGCTGCAGCCCATAGAGCCTCGCATACTGAGTTAGCCTTACCCCAGTCAGCAAGCATAGAAAGGGCAAATGTGCCTTCTACGTTTGTAGTCTTGTAAGCCTCGCCATCGAGAGTCTGATATGTCTCGCGAAGGTTTGTCTTTGTGAGGATCGCTGAGGTTGCTTGAGCATCGACATCTGTTCCACCTGTGAAAGATAGAGAAACGTCGCGACCTGTGATTACTGTGGTTGCCATTGTTTATCCTTTAGTTTGTTTGTGTGTAGTAGGTGGAAACTCTAATATCTGCAACCAAGCAATTGGATGGGCCGACTTGAGTAACCGTTGGTTTTTCTACCGCTCCGATTGTGTATCCTGACGGGATAACTTTCAGAACGCTAATGACTAATTGCTCGAGATTATCGAGCGATGCAGGGTTGGAGTTGTATGCAACTGCGACCGAGATAACGAGGTTAATTTTAGTATGAATTGTCGTCTTGTTAATGATGTCTAATTCTAGGTACGGCGAATCTGGAACGCAGACTACGAACGGAACCATGGGAGCCTCTGGAACGTAGGCATAGACGTTACCGGCTACGTTAGCAAATGCGGTTGCTAATGGCTGACGCACTGTGTCGAGGATGGTTGATGCTGGCATTATTGCACCATAGAATCAGTGTCAATATACGCACCCAAGAGGCCTGACACTCTGTTGAAAAGGCTACGGCCTAAACGATAAGGCGATACTTGAGTGAAATCTACGCCCTCAATCTGACCGCCGGGAGCGATACGAGATTGAAATACTTCTACGGATACTGCAAGAACTGCTGACTCGACTGCACTAATTCCGACATAAGTAGATGCGCCCGAAAGGGTTGCCAAGCCTGATGGAATGACGTTCTTTAGGGTGATGTCAGCATTTGTTATAGCGACACTGAATGAATCTTCAAAAGAATCTGAAATTGTAAAAGTTCCATTAAACGGGGAGCCGCATCCTGTGATGACTACGCTCTGACCCTCTGAAAAATTATTCTCGCCTAATACGATGTATCGAGCGATGTTATCTTGAAGTTCAACGGCTGAAATAGGCGATGCGTATTTGACCAGCATAGGCAAAATTACGGCTTCAGCGGTATCTATTACGTCCGTTAAATAAGCATCACTGTAGAGGGACGTAGAGACGCCAAGGATTGACCTTAGTTCAGCAACTGTAACGATTGAAGCCATCTCTACATCCTCTCTAGTAAGCGACTGGGGGGACGATCGGGAGCAACCGCCCCCCCATGATTAGTTTGGTTACGCTACGTTCAACTTACGGAACGCTGCTGGGTAACGGTTCACGACTGCTACATAAGCGTAGAGTCCGATTTCAACCTGACCGTTTGCAACTACGTTTGCACGAAGTTCAATCTTGTTGCTCTCGTGGAAGCGCATTGCGTTTGATGGGTAGACAAGTGCATGCTTTGCGTTTGCATCGTCACCTGTGTAGTTAGCATCTACGACAAGTCCAAGACCTGCGACTGTGCCTGATGTTGAGCCTTGTGATACGAGGCCGTTAGCATTTGTAGGTGCTGCGGCTGCGTATAGTGGGCGACCTGTTGAATCGACTGCTGCAAGAAGTCCTGCGAAATCGATTCCGTCTTCTCCACCTGTGTTAGCAACGAGCAAGCGGTTTGGAGTTGAGCGCATTACGCCGTATGAATCTGCAATACCCTTTGCGATTGACGCATAGATTGTTGCTGCAGATGACTGTGTTGCGTTCTGTGCTGCGATTTGTGCTGCGTATGCATCTGTCTTGATTGCATAGGATTCAGCCAACTCGCGGAGATAGAGGTCAAGAAACCCGGGCTCGCTGCGGTCAAGCAATTCAACGTCTAGAATTCCAGCGCCGGCAAATTTGACGACTGTATCTTCTTGAAACGTGACTGTGGTATCTGTGGATGCAAATTCTGCACCTTCAGCAGTTAGAGCGACCGATGCCTTTGTACCCAATTTAGGAGTAAAGATTTTCATTCCTGATGCAGGAAGTGGAGCGCGTTCGATTGAATCAATGAATGGACGTGACTCGTTGATAACGCCGATTACGTCGCGTAGGTAGTTAGGTGGAACCATACCTGTGTTCTCGGCAACTGTAGCAACCTGAAGGGCTGCAACAAGATCGCGAGCATCTGCGTCGCCGCGTGATGCGTGGATCTGTGCCATTGCGTACTGTCCTGCTGTTACGTCAAGATTTACGCGTGGTGATGTGTAAGCAACTGGCGCAGATGCGCTTACTGTTGCTGCTGGCTTTGAGGCTTCGACCGCTTCGGTAACGGTTGCCTCTGAAACGGTTTCAGACACTAGGCCTTCTCCTTCGGTTAATGGAATTTCCTCTGTTGGAACTTCCTCTGTGTTTTCTGATGCTGCTACGTCAGAAACGCGAGCAGAATCAATCGCTGGATCTGTCACCAACGAAACTTCGATGAGTTTTGCAGCGCTAATGTGCATTACTCCGTCTTTGTTATCCCAAGCATCGAC